GCTCAACCTCTGGCTGCACATTCGCATCAACGGGAGCGATAGGCTCAACCGGCGCGGCTGCGGGTTCATCCACGGGAGCGACCTGTGAATCAGTTTCGGAATTGGCTTGGAGGGACTTTGGAGTCATCTTGAATTTGCGATTGTCAAAAGCACGGGCGGAAAGCGCCACGCCATCGAGTAGCTTGTCAGCGAATCCGCGCTCAACTGCTTCCTTGCCGTCCATCCATGTTTCAGCGTCCATCATTTCGCGAATATCTTTTTCGCTGTTGCCCGTGCGGGATGCATAGGCATTTACTAGCCCGTTGCCGAGTTTGTCGAGCAAGTCGGCAGTGTCGCGCATTTCGTCTGCGTCACCGATTGCGAACCCCCAGGGATTGTGAATCATCACGTAGGCGTTTTTGGGAATCTCCACCGTGTCAGCAGCCATGAGAATCACGGAGGCCATCGAAGCGGCAAGACCTTCAACCCGCGCCGTGATCTTTGCTTTGGAGTTCTTGAGCGAGTTGTAAATCGCCCACCCGTCCAGCACATCGCCGCCGGGGGAGTGAATGGAAAGGTGAATCTCATCGAGTTCGCCCATGCCGCGAAGGTCGCGCATGAATGCGGATGCGGAGACGCCCCACATCCCGATCTCATCGTGGATGCTGATGTCTGCCGACTTAGGCTTGTCACTCTTGGCTTGGATCTGATACCATGTCTTGCTCATTTTGGTCCTCCTGGATGTCTAGTTGCTTTTGTTTAAATCCGTCTAATGCGCCTTCATCGAGTCCCATCTCGGATTCGATTTCGCGACGGCGTAAAATCTCCCGCGCCTTCTGCATCTCCACACTCTCCCAGTCGCGCCCCTTGCGTGCGTGGTAGTCGTTGAGACTCATCACTCCAGACTCTAGCTGCTCAAGCTCAAGCCTCCCCTCGCGGCCTCTGTCGATGGTCAAGTCAGCCTGAGGAATCCACTCTGCCCACCACCAGTTGCGCGGAGGTGGCGGAAGCTCGCCACTCTTGACGGCTTTGGCGATAAAGTAAGTATAGAACCGCTGGCATGCTTGCTTGAGTCGCGCTTGTTCGTGCTCAATCCAACGCTGAGTCTCGGCCATCAGGTAGCGTTGAGACGGTCCGGTCTGCTTTGCTAAATCCCAAAGCACTTCAGGCGAAAGCCCCACGCCCCAAGCGATGTCGCGCACCAGCCACTCCAGCAACATCATTTGGTTTGGGTGGGGGCGTCCATCATGCAGGACCGAAAGCAGTTCACCCTCGTTGAGTTGTGCCACCATTCCGCCCTCGCGCATTTGCTCGACGTTAATTGTGCTTCCGCCGCTGGTTTTGGTTGTGACTGCGCTAGCGAATCCTTGCGGGCCGTTGCCTCCTTTCATGGTGCGAACAAGCCCAACCTGATTTGCCATCTTAATGCCGTGCTTAACATCGGCGGTGATTTCCGCTTGGTCTTGGATGTTGTTTAAGGCGTGAGCAAGTGCGGATATTCCACGCACTTGTCCAGGCCGTTCAAAATCGGCATAGAAGATTGAGTCAGACGCCGCAACGCTTGACGCCTTACTGGGGTCATTAACGTCAACGAGGTTGTATGCGAGGTGTCGCCCGAATTTGTCGAGGAAAACTCCATCTTGGGTCGCCTTGCTTTTGCCGTTGTCGATTTGGTGGGACTCATAAAAGATGATGCGGGCGGTTCCGCTTTCGGTTGAGCTTAGGACGGAAAGCGAATCGCCGTCCTTGATTCGGAGGCGGGTCAATGCAATCTGCCATTGAAAAAAGTCCATCTTGCCCGCACGATCAAAGACAAACGGAGTTCCGGCGCGTTCCTCGAATAGCTCTTCAGCCATTCGGTTAAACTCGCGGTCAGGAGTTGCGGCTTGTGGCTTGAGGTAGCCGACCAGATTGGCAACGCCATTGACGATCCGGCGAGCAAGCCCGACATCCGCATACATCTTGCGGGCTTTGCGAAGGATAGTCAGCCTATCGCCGCCGGTTAGCTCTTGCGATGTATCCAGCGTGCCCCAGTTGACCCAAGCACGGCGCGGGGAGTATTGGGCAGCGTCAAAATTGGTCAGCGCGTTGATGCCCGCTGCCCCGCCTGCTTTTCTTCCTCGTCGTGTTCTGCTCATGTGGAAAAGTTGCGGGTTGAAAAGTCTTGGGCAAACCACTTGTCGTTAAAGTCCGTGGTTCCGGCGAGTTCGTGTAACGCTTCCTCAATGCGCCGAAGCCATGTCGCCCGTTCTTCGGGGCTGATACTGATGCCCGTTGCGCTTCCGGCGCGTGAAGATTGACTGGTGATTTGAACCACATCCTGAATCCGGCCTGCTTCCGCCTGCAATATCGCCAACTCTGCCGCTTCGAGTTCGGCGGTAGTGTAGTATTTGACGAGTTTACGGACCCAAATGTCGGCGCTTGCCATCGACATTGCGAGGGAGTCAAAAAATAATTCACATTTACTCTTTACAAACCCAACAGTTGGGTTTATAAGTACAGAGTCAGAACGAAACTCAACTCACCCAAATATGAAAACACACTACCGAGTCCAAGAACTTAAAAGCAACGCAAACTCAACGCAATTTCACTGGAGCGAAACCGTAAATTCCGAGTTTGGCGACCACTTCTCACAAGCGCCAGAAGGCTCAAAGTATCCCTTCGTCCGCACTCGCTCACCTGTGAATGAAGACGGAGGATATGAGACCGAAGACATGGCTAAAGCCAGTGAGCCAAGAATGCCGTGGAGGTCGGCGGAAGGTGATGACCTTGCAGGCAAGCCCGAAATTCAAGGGAAGCGTAAAAAAATCCAAGTCACGCCTCTGTATGTGGCTGTCGAAAAAGGCCGCGTGTATCGCATCATCAAAATTGACGCCGTATGAAATGCCCTCACTGCGGTCACAAAATCAACGTCGGTTCTCTCATGGGGAGCCAACGCTCCAAAGCAAAAAGCGCAGCCGCAAAAGCAAACGGCGCGAAAGGTGGGCGACCTCGGAAAACTCAAACCTCTTCAGCCTCTGGCGGCGATGCCCCAAACTGATGCGCTACAAGCCACCAACTAAGAACGGCGGATAGCTTCAGGGCATCGGCATAGTGGTCATGCGCCAACTTCTTCCACATCAACGGCTGGCGTTTGTGCTTTGCCATGATTAGCGCCATGCCGCTGAGTCCCATGATGAAGTCCGAGCCGATGTCTTCGGGGAAGTGGAGCAGGGGCGGGAGTTTCTTTTGCACGCGATCAAGCCACAAGGCGCACTTGATGCGGAAGTCAACGTAGCTGGTCAGCATTAATCCCGGCCAGTCGTTGATTTGGGACTGGTTGAACGTGCCGAATGCCTTGTCGTTGCCGCGAGTCGGCCAGAGTTTCCCGCCTGACATGGCGCATATTTTGTAGATGCGGTCAGTGGCCCACGCTGAGTCAATCAATCCGCCGCTAATGGTCACGGTCTTGCCTCCAGGCGTCAAGTATTGCTTGACACCTAGTTTCAGCAAGTCTTCGGGCGCGATGACTTCACCGTAATCAATCACCCATGCTTCGCCTGTTTTCTCCACCGCCGTCACGACATAGTGCGTGGACTTCTCGCCGGGGTCGGCGCCGATTGAAATATAGGCAGGGTCATCGATGGGACAGGCGCCGAGTCGATACGGTGCGCGTAGGCTTAGAATGTCTTCGTCCTTTACGGTTGCCGAACGCTCCTCCCAAGGTAAGGCGAGGGTCGAGTTGAAGAAGTCTTGGAGAATGCTGGTATCGCTTTGTGCGTCCAGCCATTTCACTGCCAGCGTCCCAAACGCGCAAGAACGCCACGGCGCATAAAGCGAGTTGAGGTGATACCCAACCCGCCCCGGCTCTGCGTTTGGGTTGGTGGCAATCCATTTGCCGCCTCTTAGCATCTTCGTCTTGTGCGAGTCGGTGATCTTGCCTTTGCACTCTTGGCACTCGTAATGCGCCGTCACGCGAACACGGGCTTTGTCCCATTCGTCCTCCTTGCGCTCCTTGGCGTACCATCGCACTTGAGACCACTCCAGCTTGATTAGCTCGCCGCAATGCGGACAAGGCACCATGAAATAGCGTTGATCGGTGCGAAGAAACTCTTGCCACACCGTCCCGCTGTCCACGGTTGGCGTCGAGGTCTTAACACGTAGCGGGTTGGTAAAGCTCTTGGTTCTGTTCTCAGCGAGTTGAAGGGCGCTGGCTTCGTTGCCGCGTTGGGTGGCGAACTTGTCCACTTCGTCCATCACTAGCAACCCGCACGGGCGAGACGCGAGATTCGCCGGCGAGTTTGAGCCGACAAACGCCAGCCCTGCCGCCGTGAAGTCCTGGGAGAGCGCGGTGATTTTGCGCGGCGATGGATGTTTGAGAGCGCGGAGCGGGGCGCAGTCGTCCACCATTGGAAGCCATCGGGTTTGCGAAAAGCTACGGGCGAGATCTTCGGACGGCATCACCCACAATCCCGGCAAGGGGCGGTGGACGTATCGCCATGCCGTCCCCACCATGATCGTGTTCGTCTTGCCTGTTTGCGTGCCCCAGCAAAGCACAATGTCGCTGTTCCTGTCGTTAGCGAACATCTCCAGCGGTTCGCGGACGTAAGGCGTGAGGGCGGTTGAATATGGGCCTTCGTTTTCCGTTTGCCGGATTGATAGGACGATCTCATCTTCGGCCCATTGCCACACTCGCCGGTTGTCTCGGGGGGCGAAACAGGCGGCGAAGGATGCGAGAAGTGAGTCAATCACGGCAGTACGGATGGCGGGGCGTTGAGCCGCTTGAAGATTCCGGTGAGCGCGGCCTCGATTTGTTCCCTTGCGTGTTCGGGGTCGCTAGGGTTCACCTTCGCCGCCAACGAGCCAGCCAGCCTCTCAAGTTCGCCTCTGACAATGATTAGGTAGCCAGTAAAGGTTCTTTGCGCGTCCTGAGTGGTAATGATTTGATGTGCCTTCTCCATCGCTTCCATGAGTTTCAACTCAAGGGCGGGGGCGCGGGCGGATAACTGACTGGCAAGGGTCAACCATTTGCGGGAAAGCTCGGGGTCGGTGTCTTTCCATCTCTTTGCCTCCACGCTGCAAAAATCTAGCTTGGATTCCAGTTGCTCGCGATGCTTCTCCAATCGCTCAACAGTCGTCATTCCGCGCCAACCATCGCCGTCCACCTGCTCAACTTCGGCCTCAATGTTGGCGGGCGGTTTGCGCGGTGGCTTCTCTCCCGTGCTTTTGGGGCGGGTCTTAATCCACGCCTCAACCAATTCAACCGAGTCTGTCGGCATACCATCTTTGACCTTAGAGTGGACGCTTTGCCTTGTAATTCCAAGGTATCGAGCTATTGCGGCCTTGGTCATTTGGAGTCGGTTAGCTTACGAATTTGATGTTTTGGGTCATTTTGCCGTTTTTAACGTAAGA